CAATAACAATCGAAGCAAATGCCACGATCGTGTGCCTCTCTATCAATATTAGAACCACATTCTCTGCATTCCATGTCAACGAACGAAACGCAGGTCACCTATATGCATTCCTGATAAATCATAATATGCAGATTGTAATCCGTGACCAATACCATACAAGACAGCCAGTGCAACTGCACCTGGTAATCTACGTGCTGTAGTAACTGCAGCACCAAGAACTGTCTTCTGAATATGTTGCTTGACACCATAAATGGCCATCATACCTGGGCGAGCCCCACATGCAGCAGCAGGTGTAGCTCCGCCTCCACTTAACAACCACATTCCATAACTAGGAATACCGAACAAAGCACTACCAACGAATGCGTGCTCTGCCTTTGCTTGTACCTTCTCTACAGAAGGATCTACAATAACAGAATCCAAATAAGACAATGGATTCAACACTTCCGTGTAATACCAAAAGACATCTTCGTTGTCTTCTAAATCCTTAGCACGACGAGGCAAAAAATCACCTCTTCTTACGTGCAGGAACTAATTTCTTAGTACTCTTCTTACCATCAGTGTACCTATAACGAACGAGTTTGCCGTTCTTCTTGAAAGTCTTACCATATTTGTAAGCCATCACATGCACACTCCAGAAACTTGAGAGTATGCCTTATTTGTGATTCCTACAATGTGTAGAATCCCCATACAAAGTAAATATTCAATACGGTTGTTCCGAACATGGTCTACAAAACTAGCCCACTTTGATACAGTAACAACAGTTTCAACATTAGTCATGATATCACTGCCCCATTGGAATTGCAGCCACACCCTTGTAAGTACCAGGGGCAACGTGCAAAAGTAGATCGATGGCTGGCATGCTTGCAGCAGGAAACTGTACGCCATCTTGGTCAAACCCTTTTATTTCGATTTGTAGAAGACCGCAAGGTGCAACAAAACCACCAAGTCGGCCGTCTACTTCTGACTGAGATATTGCGCTGTAACACGCAATCATTGGTACATTGCCATTAACGGCACCACCAACATACTCAGCATCATCGTAAGGAGGACGGTCTCCCTCATCCTGAATTACAATTGCAAGTTCAGGTTCCTGAGAACCGCTATCCGTAAGCAGGTTGAAGAAAGAATCCTCCATTCCTAGTGGAACGTTAGGATCTTCGGGCTGAACAGTAGCCCTTGACTCTTGATAAGCCTTGACTAAACTTCGATTACCGGTAACAAGTGGACCGGCAGAAGTTGTGTCAATTCCAATTAACGTTGCAGCAAAACTAGCTGCATCCAAAGGTAATCCAGTTGCTGGGTTTACCTCATGCTGTGGCATTACATATGTAGAATAATCCCATTCTCCATCTAATATATCCGCTCCATTACCATCTTGGCACTTGAGCAATCGACCAGGTGTCATTGTATAATCCAAGCGCACTTTAAAATCGTGCCACTTGCCAGCGATACTTGGATTATCTTCAAGAACAAGTTCTTGCATTTGATGCCATAGTGCTTCGCCCTTAACATGGGCATTATGAACTGACCAGGTATTACCTGCAGTTTTGACAGTTGCCTCAATTGTGGTCAATGTCTGAGTCCCAACAGCAGCTGTGGCTCTCCAAATAAAAGTCAATCCTTGAAAACCATACATTCTCGATTGAGAATACATGCGACGATTGATTTTAGATAATTCTCTGGCGGTGTCACAATATGCGACACTTTCGCCACTAACTTTTCCACCAGCCGGGATTGTAAAAAACAAATCCGTGATAGCTGGTTGCATTTTCATTCCCTTAGAACGATTTTTCCTATAGGAAGGATCGTTCTTTCTCTTTTTCTTAGTATAAGTTGCCATAGATACCCCCACAAGGGGACTACCTATAATTCTTTACTTTTGTCCACTCGACGCTGCCCTCAGCGTCTCGCCACCCCATCCGTTTGCAAGCAAACCCCCTCGACACTGATCCCGTTCTAACGGTCTCAGTCGGAATACGGCACCGCAGGGATGCACTTCTTCCTCACCTTGGCGTCCACCGGGGGCGGCCGCTATTATGAAGATTGTGTCCAATGCATCATCATCATCGTTAATAATCCGATAATTGGGGCTGCCGGTTGAAACTTTCCAACAGTTCAGCATGAGCGATCTGTTTCTTGACAAATGCAAGATAACCGAAAGTCGCTTGTTTATAACTACAATATTTGTCTGGACGAGTTCGCCAGAAACTGATTACATTCCTTTCGAATGTTGAAGGAGTAATCCAAATATCTCCACAGAAACTCAAAAGTAACCACATCCGCAATCATACGGCCAACAATGGTTACAAATTCTCCGAGGTGAGAAGGAGTAGGAAGAATGCAAGCCTACTCCTCCTCGGAGTTGTGAGTATCGTTTTTTTTTTGATGTTCTTCGTAACTACGTAGATCCATCTGACAATAACAATCGAAGCAAATGCCACGATCGTGTGCCTCTCTATCAATATTAGAACCACATTCTCTGC